TCCATTGAGTGTTCTTATTCCATGTACTGTATCAGCTACACGACATTCATAACTAATTCCTGTGTATGGTGTTACTATTTCTTTATCCTGACTTCTTAATTTCATTATGTACCTCCAACTTAAAGGCCGCAGATTAACCACAGCCGTATGACTATTCCTTAACCTCTCCATCTTCAATTATGATACTGCACTCACTGCCCGTAGATACCTTTGTGCCTAATAGCTGCAAGTCCTGTTCTACTAACCACTCACCGAATATAGCCAACTGTTCAGCGTCAAACCCTTCTAACTTATCCATGAGGACAAACCCACATTGAGGGTTTAACTTCTGTATGATTGCTACAGATACCTTTAGCTGCTCTGATGATGCCATTGTTCCCCACTTTGCCCCTTTGTAGGTTAATGCACCATCTTGTACGGATAGCCCCTTGAGTGGCATGTCAGCAGCGTTTAGCATGTTTACTTTCTTCTGTCTGACATTCTTAATCTCATTATCAAACTCGATAACTGTTTTTTCGGATTCTTCCTTTTCCTTCTTTGCCTTGTCATATGCTACATTTGCCGTAACCTCTTTATTGATGTCGCCTATCTCTGACATTTCTTGATTTACTTCGTCAAGTGTTTCATCTTTAAGATTTTCGAAAATAGGTGCTATTCTTAATAGTGTATTTTCTTTTGCAGTCCGGCAGACTTTTTCATTAGTTATTAAAAATTCTTTCTCTGCCATATCTTCTCTTTTGCTTTCGATTTCATCTAAGAGTATAGATATTTCAGTTTCAATATCTTCAATGTCAGTTTCATATCCTTCGATGTTTTCATCAAGGTCGTCAATGCTTTTTAATATCCTATCATTTTTCTCTCGTACCATCCGATTAGATGCGTTCTTATCAAGAATACCCTGTTGCTTTTCAAGTAAGCTATCAAGCGTTTTTTCTTCCTTTGGTGCATTCTTATAGTATGGTAGTTCAGCAAGCATTGCTACTTTCCTTTTGAGTGTAGCTTTTTCGAATTTCCTTTCATCCATTACGCTTTCTTCTTCATCATCCAATGCCTGTAGTTCTTTTTCTAATCCGAGAATCTGCAATAAATACTTTGCCTTTTCTTTATCGTTACATTCCATAAACTTAGGCAGATCAAGTGCAAGCTGACCGATGAAGGTGTCAAGTAATCTCTGACCACCTTTCATGCCTTTGGTATCAGTAATCTTTAACGCTGCATTTTTACCGCCTCGCTCTACTATCAAATCAACTGATAGACCATCTGATAATATAATCTTGCCGTATGGGTTTTCGTCTTTCTCCATATCCCAGTTTCTATAATTATCTGGCTTGTATCTGTCACCGCCAAGCATCCACATGATATCTTTCAATACACTGGTCTTGCCCTGTTCATTCTTACCTCCCATGATGAATAATCCGTTATCATCCAGTAGGTAAGATACTGCCTTAACTCGTAGCATGTTTTTTATTTCAAATGATCTCATTTTTAAACTCATAATTTATATCCTTTCTTGCTCAAAATGGCAACTCATCTGAGTTATCATCTTCGAATCCTGTAGGTGGTGCTTCACCATAGCTTTTATTGGCAAATGGCGGCTTGATTTCCTGTTTAGCTTTAGGTGTTATTTTGCCTAACATATCAAGACTGCGTAATGATAATATTTTAATAGTTCGTACCATTTCGCCATCATCATTCTTCCATGGATCACCGTAATCAAATACTCCACAAGCAATTTTACCTTTTAGGGTAGTTTCGTCATAACCTGAATTTTTATAATTATAACCTTGATTAGATTTTTCAATAGCTGTAATCATACCCTTGAAATACGATGCTGAATTACCGTCATATACCTGCTTAAGAATACAGCCCCATTTTGCACCGCCGTAATTTTCTTCAACGTAATTATATTTATTTTTATAATAATCTTTAAATTCGCCTTGACATACGTCAAGTGATAATACTATCATCGCCCTGTCGTTACTTGATTTTACGTCTTCTACTTTAAGTATTCTTACTGTGTGTGTGCCGGCTGTAATCCTATTAAAACTTCCACCTATTTTTGCTTCATCATATCCTTCTGGCTTAATCATTTCTTTACCTCCGCTTTAATATCGTAATATTCCCTGATAGTGGTATCCACTACTTTCAAATCATTGTCTATTTCCATTGTATCAAACATTCCCATAGGTGACTTAACAGTATCATGACCGTTATTTTGTGTCACAAATCTATATACCCCATCGCTAACTTGTGTTTTTAAAACTATCGTGAACATGCCTTCCACAGTGATTTTGTCATCCAATAGCTTACCAATGGTTTTGAATTTCTGGTTGCCCTCTGAATCCCTTTCAGTATGTCCAAGAAAATATACAATCTTATCATCTGCAATCTTGTTTACATATCTGACTAAATCCCAGAAGTTTTTACCGATATCAGTAAACTTCTGATAGCCCTTCTCATTTGCCCTTCTCATGTACTCATTGGCCATAAGGTACTGGCAGTCATCAATGATTATTACCTTTGTCTTGCATGTAGCAAGTGCCTTTAATATTGTGGTATAATCGTCTGTGTTCACTACCTTAAACCCTTTTGCTTTAAATGGTAGTGGCTTTTCAGCCACATTCAAGATACCGAGTTCCGATGGTTTAAAGTTCCGCATTGAGGCAGATTTGCCTGTGCCTGATTCGCCGATCACGAGAACTGCCATACCCATTATAATACCTCCTTTAAATATTCATCATTCAAAGTCTTTTCATCTTCCTTTGCTCTTTGTGTGCAGAGTTCCCTTAACACTGCTATTGCAGCTTTGTTTATTTCCGCTGTCTGCATAACATCAGATAAGTAATCATCGACATTTTCCATTAAAGATTGAAAGACAAATGTGTCTGCTTTCCTTTGTGCAAGTTCATCTTCCGGTTCAAGTTTCTCAGCTTCATAATTGCTTATCAACTCATTGACACCTGCATCGTGTATGATTCCATATAAGCGAAACCTCATACCGTTCATACCACATGATAACATTGTTACCCTAATCTCCTCCAAGTCTTTGAGCGTTCTCACATCTATTAATCTGTCCATGTTACACCTCATTCCTGTATGGATCTTCCATGATTTCATGCATCATGATATCCCTACATGCTATCTCTGATAATATCCTCTGTATATCATACAGGGTAGTGCTTTTAACGGGTGTGATCCCGTTTACGATTCGTGATACTGTTTCAGCATTTTTCCCAAGCAGTTTCGCCAGCTGTCTTTGGTTGATGTTGTGTGTTTTCATGAGTCCCAACAGTTTACTCATCCTTTTATTTGCCATGTTTGCTCCTTTCTATTTAAAATAATACATAATCACTTGTGAAACGATGATATAATCTATTGAATTTACAATCGTAAATCTCACAATAAAAATCATTTAATGTTTTCAAGTCAATTATTTCTACTTCATAATCACGATCTTTATCATATGTTCTCGCCCACTTTTTCAATTCTTTGTAGTTATTGCTTTGTTTTAATGCAATCAACTTATAGTTTTTTCTTAATCTTGCCGTGTATTTTGTTTTCATTTTCCTACCTCCGTAATTTATTAACTACCTACATTATACATCTTATATCTAACTTGTCAACCCCTTTTTCTAATTAGTTATATTCTTTTTCATACTATTTAAAAAAGGACAAATAAAAAAGCAGGTATTACCCTGCCTTTTAATCAAATGTTATTGTCGGTCAATTCCTGTACTATGTCAACCAATCCTTCTCTAACACCCTTGTACAATAGATGCTTCGAACTGTTTAACTCAGTCAGACTTCTAACCTGCTCTCTATTACTTTCTAACAATCGCTCCGCTACGCTTAATTTTCCAGTAGTCACCTGCAATAACAAATCTTGTTCTTTGATAGTTTCTTTCAGCTTTTCATTTTCCTGTGTGCAGTCTATATCTTCTTCTTTAATCTCCGGACCTATGTATTTGACTTTGAAATATGCACATAGACCTTGGCAGATTTCCTCTGCTACCTCGGTTTGAAAATCATCATCTTTCATTAATAATGCTTCTGCTTTGTAATCCATAAAACCACACTCACATAGTATAGCAGGCATATCAGTATATTTCAATACATAAAAGCCGGATGTTTTAGTTCCCCTGTTTCTTTGCTTTGTGCCTTTGACTAAAAATCCATGTACAGTTTGTGCTAATAACTTACCTTTTTTACTGCCCCTGTAGCTGTACGTACTGATGCCCTGTGCTGTGCTACCCTGTGGTGACCATCTACCCCTATAAGCGTTAAAGTGTATACTAACCATAGCATCCGCATTAAATGCGTTAGCACGCTTCGCACGCTCTCTCAATGGTGTATCTCTCGTTCCGGGTGATAATAGCACAGTGAGAAATTTACAGCGTTTTAATGCAAGCACTAATTTATCTGCTGTCGGTGCGTTAAATTCATTTTCTTTTATTACTGTACCGTCAGGAAACTTAGGTGATCTTTTCCCTGCTGTTTTAAGTCCATGACCATCATCAACGGCTATTTTAATTTTTGCCATTACTCTCATCTGCTTTCTTTTTAGTCTGATATCCTAAGAAATAAGTTATTGACATTAATATAATCGTGAATGTATCTTTAATTGGTAATACTTCTTTGAGTGCCAATATCACAAATACCAACAATACACACATGGTAATTATGGATTTCATGTTTATTAATTTTGCAAGCTGTAATTTAAATAGTGACTTTTCTTTTGTTGCTTCTTCGATAAACTCGCCGTTGTTGTTCAGGTTCATACCATCATATTCATTCATTATTATTCCTCGCTTTCAACTTGGTCAAAACTCCATACTTCTTTTCTGACTTCAAAAGTTCTTAATTCTCTTTCCATATCGTCAATAGCACCATTACCACCGTTCAATTTATATGCATCTTTTAGTTTCAAAAATGCTTTTTTATCAGAGTAGTATATAAAACCTTGTCGCTTATTGAAGAAATATGTTGATATCATTTGCATTTCCATCATTGCCACAAGCCCCACTTGCGTTTTATGCACTCTCGTTTTATAGATTGTCAATCGAGTAACTAACGCTGATATTGTTGAAATTGCTACTGCTGCTATAACTGTATTTACCCATGCTATACTCATTGATTACTCCCTACTTCACAAATTCAGTTCTGCTGCCTAATGTATCTATTTGATAATGAACGCCTATCATTTCAACGAATGGATCGCTAATAGGCTCTACTCCTGTACCTGCTATCCTTTTAACTCTTAACTTTAATAATGCCCCTACTTTATAATTAGTGCCTGTAATTTCACCTATATCTATATAGTGGTGAGTTATATCAGGTTCGTTTGCAGGTATATCTTCTTCACCGCTAAAATTTGCTTCACCAGCCATTTGCTCGCCCATGTCACCAATATCATAAAATATCTGGTATTTTACTTTTCGTGCTGTTGCGTTATTATCTCCATCTGTGATTATATGTACGTGTACATCAATGTCAGTACCTTCTTTCCAATTATGCAAAACCTCTACCGTTGATAAATCCGCATAATCGTTCAACCCAAACGTATAAGATTTTAAATTAGAACTATATGTCGACCATGTTGGAGCGTTTGACGCTGGTACTTTTGCCGCAGCTAACGGTATGTATATATCATTCCAACTCGGTGTTTTTAACCCTCCTGCAATATACCAATTAGTACCGTTGTTTAAAAACAAACACGATTCATCTTGATATAATACTTTCAATGCTACATCTGACGGATTAGTAGCTGTTACTATTCCTGCATTAATATTTGTTAGTCTATACCATAGACCATCTGATACAGCAGGCATCTTGTAAGTC